GGATCCACCTCGACGTCGTGGGCCCGTCCCGTGGCGGCGCTCCGGGGATCTATCGCGGGTCAAAAGCATTGCGCGACGCGCTCGACCGCGGCATGCGAAATCCGGTCGACCAAACGGAGCGCGATAGGGTGACCGGGCGGTCGAGCAACCGCGCGAGCCAAGATATCCCCTTGCCACCGGAGCGCAAGAAACGCTCCGACCTCGGCGGCGCAAAGGTCAATGTCGAGGTCAAGGGCAAGTCGCAAAAGCACGCCGCCAAGGACAAGAAATTCATTGACGCCTCGCTCCGACAAACCCCGCAGATGGGCGAGAACGGCGGCGAGGGGACGTCCGATTGGAATAATTACGCGCAAGCCTAATGGCCGAAGATCTTCCCGAAGTCATCGTTACGCCCGAAACCGATACGCCCGGATCCGATGCTGCGCCGGAAGGCAAGGCATCGGAGGGCAACAGTACCGGCGGCGAGGGCCGCGACACACCGCAGGGCGGCACGAACCGCAGCACGAAAGCATTCTTCCGTCCGCCCTATCTCATGCGCGCGGTCGTGGTGATCAACGGCGAGGAGTATTTCGAGTGGGAATCGGTGTACGTGCGGATCGAATGGTACGGTAAACCGCCGCGGCAATGTCGCCTCACATGCTCGGAGCAAACCCCGTGGGCGCAGGATTGGGCGTTCCTTCGCATCCGCCCGGGCGATAAGTGTGAGGTCTATCTCGACGGCATGCTCGTGATCACCGGGCAGGTCGCGACGCGGCAAGTCTACTACGACGCGACCCAACACTCGGTCGAGATCCAATCCGTCGGCAATACCGACGTGCTCGGCCGCGGCACGGTGATTTCGCCGACCGGTGAGTGGAACAATAAATCGCTCGTGGAAATCGCCAAGTCGGCGATCGCGCCCTATGGGATCAAGCTCAAAACGTTGGGGACAATCGACGGCTCGAAGATCCCGCGCGCGAACTCGCAACCGGGCGAGACGGTCGCGGAGTTCGTCGAGAAATACGCGCGGGCGAAAAACGCGCTCACCGGCGAATCGAATGACGGCTCATATCTCATTCGCGGCATGATCAATGACTCCGGAATGCCGGCCGTGGTCGAGGGCAAAAATATTCTGATCGGCCGCGAGGTCATTCACAATCGCCAGATCGCGGCCGGCGGCAATTTCCCGCAGGCCGGCGGCGGCAGCGGCGGCGGGCAACCCTATACGTCGAGCGGACAACGCCCGGGCAAGGATGACGATTGGGGCGCGAAGCCGACCCACGGCACCTATTCGCAAGGCGGGTCGCCGGCGCAGTTTTCGAGTCAGTTTTTGCCCAAGCTCATGATGTCAGAGATTCCGGCGTGGTCGAAAGCCATGCTCGAAAACCGTGTTCGGATCGAGAAGAACGTCGACGACTCCAACCAAATATTCGTCACCGTGGTTTGCGTCGGATGGCAGCGGCCGAACGGCGGCCTGTGGGATCCGGGCGAGCTCGTCTATGTCGACTCGCCCATGCTAATCATGCAACGCCCGCTCATGCTCAAGGCGGTGACGTTCTCACAGGACAATCAAAGCGGCACGCGCTCGACGCTCGAATTGGTCAACGCGGCCGCCATGAACGGCGGCAACTATCCGCAGGCCGAAGGCACCTCCGATCAGGGGACAAACGTCTAATGTCACGCACCAATGCCAACGACGCCGCGCACCGCGTCACGACCTCGACCGTTGGCCGCGGCACCATTCGCGAAATCGACGACGACCACCTGTGCCAAGAGTGCAAGACCGGCGACACCGGATTCTCACGCACGCACACGTCGTTTGAAATGTGGACGCCGCTCGGCATGACGGCGACCGCGGTCAAACAGAAGGAGGACGACAACAAGCAACAGGGCCAGCAAGCGCAACAGGGCGGGCAGGATTGGAACAAGCAACAGCCCCAAGGCGAAGCCGCGGAGTTCATTGTGAACTACGTCAACGGATCCGCCTCGCACCCGGTCGGCATGTCCAACGATCGGCGCGCGCGGCCTTACGGTTTGCGCCAAGGCGAGGCCGCGTTCTATTCCGCCGACGGATCCGGGCAGATGGCGTTCCATCGCGTGCACGGCGACAATGCGGACGGGTTCTATATCGTCACATGCAATGATCAGCAAAACGAACGCTCGCTTGTGCCGCGCGCGGATGGGCAATCACAACAGCGCATGATCTCCATCCGTCATGCCAACAAGAAAAAGCAACGCCGCAAGAAAGAACAAAAGCAACAGAGCGGCGGAGGCGGGGGCGCGGGCCCGAAGGCGGCCGATAGCGGCGGCGGACAGGACAAGGGCGAGCTCCCCGACGGGAGCAAGAGCAATTACAAGCACGAAGGCGACTCCGTGAACACGGAGGCTCAATTCACGCAACAGCGAATCAATTTCAACGAAGGCGGCGGCGATATCGGCTATTACGACCGCAAAAAAGATTGGATGCACCACATGCCGGGGGACAAAAAGAAATCGTATCGGTGCGACAAGGATCACACTCATATCATGAGCGAGCAAGGCCAAGTGATTTGGGTCGATTCGAAAACCAAGAATTGCTACTCGTCGAAACCGATCATTATCAAGCCCGACGAATGCGACGTGTGATGCATGGCGCAATGGTGGATCTGCCCCTCCGACGGTCAGGTGACAATCGACGACGCCTCGATTAGCGGACTCAATACCTCGCCGGTCGCCTCGAATGTTTTCTTGCTGTTCTGGCACGGCGACCATGGCGAGATCATGCGCAAGCAAGACGCGACCATGCCCGTGCGGGAAAAGTTCATTGACCCGACGCCGTATCTGCCGATTTTCGATAGGTTTCTATTAGCGGGCGAAAACGAAACGCCGCCGCTCACGCTCGCGCAGGCGAAGCGGATCAAGCAATCATTGCTCGAATCGCTGTTCAATATGAAACGGCAACAATCCTATAACGGGATCGCGCAAACCGACACCTTTCAGGTTGCCGCCATTGGTTCGCTTACGAGTGCGGGCGTTGTCGATGCGGTCAATGCGGCAATCGATACCCTCAACGCAAACTTGGCAAACCTCATTCGCTACTATGTCGATTTGAACAACGCAATCATCAAAGCGGGCGCGTATCTCGCGGCGATCAATGCCGCAATCGATAGCATTCAAGTCACAGTGAGCGGCGGCGGCGAATCTGGATACACGACGAACGTTACTTTCACGCCGATGCCGGAGCAATTTCTTTATGAACTCCCGGTTCCTTCCGCCGGCCAATACATGCCGCATGTCACTCTCGCGGCAAATTCGACCGCGCAAATGGTCAATGCAGTTTCGGCGCGCACCTATTCATTGAGCAATGTTTGGGTGACGAAATTCAATGAGATCGAAGCGTGCACGACCATTCCGCAGGTCGCCGCTTACGACATAGTTTCGGGATGGTGATGCATGTCGACAATCAAGGACGCCTCGCCGCGGCAATGGCGCTTGCGCCTGCGCGAGGCGTCGTTCCGCGGCGTCGCCTTCCACGTTGAGCAACAAGGCCGCGCGAGCGGCCGGCGCATTGTTCTACATCAATACCCTAAGCGTGATCTGCCGTGGGCCGAGGACATGGGTCGCCACGCATTGCGCTATCAGATTGTTGGCTATGTTCTGCAAGCGCCGATCCTTCCGCGCGAGGGTCGCACGCGATGGGGCGGCAGTTTCATAAACTACGACGAGCAACGCGACGCGCTGTGCGCCGTGCTCGACGCGCAGGAACCGGGGGTTTTGAGTGACCCCTACAATCCCCGGCTAACGCTCGCCGGATACGATAGCGGCAACCCGCTGTTGTTTGCGTGCGAACGCTACACGATGTCCGAAACCCGCGAGCGCGGCGGGTATGCGCAATTCGAAATGTCGTTCGTCGAGGCGGGCATTCCCGGCAATCGTCTTGAATCGGGAATGAACACGGTCGTGCAGGTGGCACAGGCCGCCGACGCCGCGACAAAGGCGGCGAAAGATCAATTGAATCAGCAACAGCAAAACCCCGCGACATTCGACGAACGATTCAAGGGCGTACAACTCTAGGAGGGATTCTGACATGGCTGGAAAGTGTCACTCGACCGTGCTCGACAACGGGCTCGTGGCGGGGCTCAAAGCGATGGCCACGCATATCTATATTTGCAACGGCGAGCCGGTCGACTATGCCGAGGCGACCACGACGAAGGCGCTCGGCAACAAGAATTTCGGCGCGGGCAATTGTTTCACCGGGCCGACCGACCGCACGCCGAACGGCCGCAAGGTGACCACGGTTGCCGTCACCGACGGCGCGGTGACAGGCACAGGCACCGCCGCACGATGGGCCATCGTCGATAGCGTCAACTCGCGACTGTTGCTCGACAACGACCTTGCCGCCACGCAAGCGGTCACGTCGGGCAACGTGTTCTCGATCCCGGCCTTCGATTTCGGCATTCCCGGCTCGTGACGGCAAAAATCCTCAAACATAAGTTCGTGTCGGCCGTCGCCGACGGCCCCGACGCGACACAAGTCAGGCCGTCGAATTGGAATGACGAGCATGATCTGTGGTATGGCATCCGCACGGTTGCGGGCACAAGCGACACGATCACCAACGATGACAATCTGTCGCTGATTTCCTATACCGCGGCGGGAACGACAAACGTCTCGATCTCGCCGCCGTCCGGAAGCAACATGCCCGCCGGATGGACGACGCGATTACGCAACGCTGCGGGCGGCGCGGGCATTGTCTATTTGCAGGGAAGCGGCGGCGCGACCATCAACGGGGTCGGTACCATCGCCGTCTTAACCGACGACATTGTGGATCTCTTTAGCAATGGGACCGCCAATTATTCAGCAATCATTACAGCAACGCGCGGCCTCGGTTATAACCAATTCACCGGCACCAACGATTTCAATGGCCCGACCACATTTGCAGGCACCGCAACGAACGATGCGGCGGCCGCGGGCGATGTCGGGCAATATGTCGAAGCGGTTCGGCTATTCGCGAATCGGTTTAGCTTGGTGAATGCCGCATATTCGAATGTCACGACGCCGATAACCTTGTCCCCGGGCGATTGGGATGTATCCGCGGTCGCAGGGTTTGAGGCCAGTGTAACGTCGGGCGAATACCTAACAATGTTCGCCATCATTAGCGATGCAAGTGCAAATAGTGGATCGTATTTTGGAAATTACTTCTTTCAGACTAGAAAAACGACCTTTACTTGGACAAACGGTATCACCCATTCATGTGATGTGGGGCCTGCGCGCGTGAGCTTATCAACGGCTAAAGATTTCTGGTTGCCTGTATTCGCCAATTTTGGACTCGGTATCGGCGTGAATGTGTGGGGCAGCATTTCCGCACGGCGGAGGCGTTAGCGATGACGGCAAAAATCCTCAAGCATAAATTCCAATCCGCCATTGCCGACGGTGCGGATGCGACGCTCGTGCGCCCGCTCACGAATTGGAATGATGACCATAATCTCTGGTACGGCTATCGGACCGTCACCGGAACGACGGACACGATTACAAACGACGACCATTTTTCGCTCATTAGTTATAGCAATGCCGGCGCGGTCGCAGTTTCCATGGCGGCCCCCACAGGCGGCAACATGCCGGCCGGATGGATGACGCGGATCCGAAATACTGGAGTCGGCACCGTCACGATCACCGGCACAGGCGGCGCGACCTTCAACGGAAGCGCAACGATTGTTCTCGTTGGCGGCGACTATATCGAGCTATTTAGCAACGGCACCGCCGCCTATCAGGCTGTCATTGCAGTTACGCGCGGCGGCAAGAATGTCTTTTCCGGAACAAACGATTTCAATGGCACAACTACAATCGCCGGCACGCTGACCAACGACAATGCGGCAGCGGGTGATGTCGGCGAATATCTCGAAGCGAATTTAACATCGGCTGGCGAATTTTTCGTGAGCGCAAATGCATATGCGACCATTCGTTCGCTTGCCATTCCGGCCGGCGATTGGGATGTGAGTGCGGTCGTCAATTTCAATTTTAGCGGCAATACGCTCAACCCGATTTGCTTTACGTACATTTCCGATGTGGCTGCGAACGGCGGCAGCATGACCGCAAATACGATGTTTGTTGGGCGGCAGCAATTGACCGCAATCGCGACTCAGCAATTGACGTTGCGCGCGGGGCCCGTGCGCTTGAGCCTCGCCTCGACGCAAACATGGTATTGCGTGGAATGGGTTTCGTTTAACGGCAATTGCGCGTGTTGTGGCGGCATTCGCGCGAGGCGCGCGCGTTAATGTCCGGCTTTCCTGCATTCCAATCACCGGGTTTTCAGGCCAACGCTTTTCAGGCGGGCAACAATGTCGTTGCGTTCGACTATTCTCTCGGCGCGCCGGCGTTCGCGACGCCGACACTCAAGGTCAATTATCAGTTAAGCGTTGCCGCTTATTCGCTTGCCTCGCCGGCGTTCGCGACGCCGATCCTCGGCACCGCGTTCCTCGCGCTCAATCCGGTTCCGCTGACGCTCGGTTCGCCGAGCTTTGCCACGCCGACACTACGGGCGACGCAACGGCTCACGGTTCCGGCCTATTCGCTTGGCGCACTCGCTTTTGCTACGCCGCCGGTTCTCACGCAATCGCATACACTGTTCACCAACGCCTATACGCTCGGCGGCCTCGCGTGGGGACAGGCGCGAGTCTTGGCCAATCGGCAACTCGTTGCGCCGGCCTATAGCGTCGGGGCTCTCTCGTGGGGAACGGTCGGCCCGATCCTCGTCAACTCGGTCATCCTCGTTAACGCCTATTCCCTCGGCTCGCCCTCGTTCGGCTATCCGCGCTTGACGTGGCAATTCGTCGGGATCGAGTGGCCGCTCACTTATGCCAAGGCGACGGGCGAGGCGGCGGCCATGCTGCGCACGTTCCTCGATACACTCTTGAGCTCGATCCCGCCCTTGCCGGCAACGGCCGAGCGCAACACCGTGCGGCGGTTGATTTCCGTGCTCAAGGCCAACGCCGACGCCGCCATTCGTGGCGACACCCTCGGCACGCAATTGTCCGAGATCATGTTGGCGGCCGATGCCGCCGGCGCGACCTTCCCGGGCGTCGACAAGGCGCGCCTCTATCTCATGACGCAAGTCGCCAGCAAGTCGACCTTTACGCAAATCGTGTTCCGCTCCGCCTTGACCATGACGCTCGCGCTCGAATCCAAATGCATCACGCGATTGAAGTTCAAGACGCAACAGCAATGCCGCAACCTGATCATCTACATGGCGAAAGCGTTTGACGACGCCAAGGCCATCGGCATAGATGAGATTGACGTCGTCGTTTATCAGGCGATGACCGCCATGTCGGGCGCGCTGATCAATCACCTATCGGTGACGGAGTTGCAATTGCCGCGCCTCGTCACCTACGAGACGGCGTGGCCGATGCCCTCGCTCTATCTCGCGCATCGCATTTATCAGGACGTGCGGCGCTCGGACGAGATCGAGGTCGAGAACGGCGTCGTGCACCCCGCATTCATGCCGCGCCGATTGCGCGTGCTCTCGAATGCCGGGATCCCACTCGAACAACGCTTCCTGCGCCCGCGTCCGCCGGCAACGTGAGCAACATAAATGCCCGACATTCGCATCATATCGAAAGTCGACCTGCGCGAGACGGTCGCCGATTGGTTGTTGTTGAAAGACGGTAACCTCGACGAACGCGACGAGCTCGCCAATATTTGCAAGGTCGCGCTGATGACCGACCGGCTATCGGCCCCGGACGAGATCTTGCCTGACCCGGATTCTGACAACCGCCGCGGATGGTGGGCGGATTACGAGGCGCAAGCGATATGGGGCGGATGGGAAATCGGGACGAAAAATTGGTTGCTCACGCGCGCCAAGATCTCGGACAAATATTCGTTCGAGGGCGACACGGTCGTGCGCGCCGAGACATACACGCGCGAGGCGCTGTTCCCGCTGGTCGAGCGCAAGATCTGTTCGCGTATTGACGTGCGCGCCGCCCGCGTCGACATTGACCGAATCGACGTGCGTGTGGTCGTGTCGCGTGCCTCGGTCGGCGATATCGAATTGATCTTCCAAGATATGTGGGAAGCGTTGCGCGAGGAAACCCCGTCGAACCCATACGGATATTGACGCAATGCCTTGGCAAACCCCTAGCCTCCGTCAAGTTCGCGAGCTCGTCCGCAACGATGTCACGGCGTCGTTGCAGGGCGCGGCCGTCGTCGGCAACACCGTGCTTCGCGCCGTATCGGACACGCAAGCGGGCATCGGTCGACTGTGCCTCAAATATCTCGATTGGCTTTCATTGCAGTTAATGCCGGATACCGCCGAGCATGAATGGCTTTCGCGGCACGGCGAGATATGGCTAGTCAACAGCGACGGAAGCTTGGGCCGCAAAAACCCCACGCTCGCGTCGGGCACAGTGGCCTATGCCGGCGTTCCGGGGATCGTGATTGCCGAGGGCGACGAGATCGTGAGCCCCGACGGACAATCCTATGAGGCATTGGAATTCGCCGTGCTTGGCACCGCCCCGGTTGAGGTCGCGGTGCGCGCGCTCAACCCCGGGGCCGCCGGCAATCAACCGGCCGGAACGCTGTTCGCGCAGGCGGTTCCGCAAGCCGGCGTTGACACCGTGACGGTCGTGGATCTGCGCGGCGGCACGGAGATGGAAACCGATGAGCAATTGCGCGCCCGCGTGCTCGCGCGCATCCGGCAACCGCCGATGGGCGGATGCGCCTATGATTACGAGCATTGGGCATTAGCTATACCGTCGGTAACTAGGAGTTGGTGCGCCCCTAGAGAAATGGGAATGGGTACAGTTACAGTTAGGTTTATGACTGACGCATTAAGGGCAGACAATGCCGGGTTTCCCCTGCCCGAGGACGTCGAGATTGTGCGGCAATATCTCGACACCGTGCGCCCGGTCGCCGTTCGCGATTTTTTCGTCGAGGCCCCGATTCCGGAACCGATCGATTTCGGCTTAATCCTCGGCAAGGATTCGTTGACCTTGCGCAATCAGGTCGCGTTGTCCTGCGCCGACATGATCCGCGAGCGCGCCAATCCCGCGCATCATGTCAACGGCGAGCTCGTCGAGGGCACGACCATCAAGGCGGCATGGATCTCCGAGGCGGTCAACCGGGTGACCGATGATTTCATTTTGGAAATGGATGACCATCCCATGCCGCACAACGGCGCGCTCGGCGTGCTCGGAACGATCACTTACCCGGAACCATAATGCCGACCGGGCCCGACACGAGCGAGGAATTCCCGCGCGACCTCCATATCCGCCGCGGACAGGATGAATATTGGCATGCAATTTCGGCGCTATTGCCGTGGGGCATAGCGTGGCCGCGTTGGCCAAGCACCGTGCAAATGAAAGTTATGCGCGGGCTCGCGGGGATCCTCGGTTTCATGGATGGCCGCGCCGGCGACATGCTGGAGCGGGAATCGGATCCGCGCATCACAGTCGAAATGTTAGACCAATGGGAGAGGGCATGGGGTTTGCCGGATCCCTGCTACGAAGGCCCGCAAACGATCGGCGAGCGGCAAAAGCACCTCGTGCTGCGGATGACAATGCTCGGCGGGCAATCGCGCGCGCATTTCATTCAATACGCCAAGTTTCTCGGTTACGAGGTTTCGATTTCGGAATATCGCCCGTTCATGGTTGGCGTCGACCGCTGCGGCGATAATCGTGAATATCGCGCCGACGGCTCGCTCGGCGAATGGCCATGCCAGATCGGGCCGCCGACCATGCGGTTCGTGTGGACGATGCACGTGCATAGCGTGCGGCTCACGTGGTTTCGCGCCGGCGCGGGACAGGCGGGCATTGACCCGCATTTGCGCATCGCGCTCGCAATAGATCTCGAGTGCGTGATCCGTCGGTGGCGGCCCGCGCATACCGAGGTGTTGTTCGATTATTCGGGCGTCACGCCGCCCGACGACATGGCCGGAACCCCGTGACGATGCGGGCATACGTTTACGCAACGCGACGCGGATGGGAAACTCGCCGCGCGAAAGTCAAATAGGAGGCGACGATTCGTTATTCTCAACCTTTCGGAACTCCCGAGCCGCCGCTTGAAAACTATCCGAGGTACATTAACGGGAACCCGACCACGGGCACCGAAGGATCGATCCCGCCGAACACCGCGTTCGACGAGGATCAGATCGAAATCGTTACGGTGATTTCGGAGGTGCAGAAAATAACGGGCGACCCGTCGCTCGTGCCGGCGCATTCGGATCTGACGCAATTGTGGCGCGCGTTGCAGGCGTTGCTTGCTAAGAAATACATCACGACTCACATCACGAAAACCGTGCACGGCGCGGGCGCGGATTTCCCGGATCTGAATTCCGCGATGATGTGGGTTTCGGAATATACGATCACCTCAACCGGATACGTGACATTTCTCGTTGCTCCCGGGAAATGGACTTATACGAGTTCGGTTTATATCGACCATCAAAACGCCAACCGCATTGCAATTCAAGGCGGCGCGTTGCTCGGCGCGGCCCCGGTCCCCGGCAATCTTTCGTGCACAGGATGGGGCGCGACCGCACAAGCGAACGACGGCAGCAATCAAATCATCTATTTGCGGAGCGTGTTCGCAACTGAGCTTGCATTCACCGGCGGCAAAACCGGATTCCAAGTTTATACGCGCGAAATCACGTTGCGCTATTTACTGATCACCGGGAGTCAAACGATTGACACGAGCAATCCACAGGAAAAGGGCGGATGCGGGATTTTTGCTTATGATGATTTGCGCGTGGATTGCATCGCTGTTTGGGGGTTCGGCGATGTTGGAATTAATCTCGACAATTCAACGCTGCGGTTTCAATCGTCGCTATCAATCACGGTTTGCTTTTGCAAGTCGCACGGAGTGAGTTTGTTGAATGGCGCATGGATTTCCGAGCACAACTCGCACAGCATTTTCAAGTCATGCGGCAACAGCGGATTCCGCCTCGTCGGCGGTCACGGCTATTTTGCCAAGGTCACATGCGCGGGCTGTGGCGGCACCTCGGCGAACGCGCCGCAACCCGGCATGGATGTGTTCGAGGGCGGCGTCGTCATGGCCGAGAATTGGATCACGTGCGAATTAAACGCGCATAGCGGCGCGGCCGCTTATGCAGGATATATCAATTCGCGCTATCAAGGCGGATGGTTCATTAACAATGGGGTATATGGCATCTATCTCGAAAGCTCGGGCGCAGTGCTGCCGAACAATACATTCCAAGGAAACGGTGGCGGATATTCCGTGGTCGGCCTTTATGGTTCGAATGCCATGCTAATCGGTTCATTCGTTGGCCAACCATTGTCGCCATTGCAAAACACGGTCGGCAATTACAATTCATATAACGCGCTTTGAAAGGGAGGACTCGATGGCAGACGAACCGGGAGCCGGCGTCGCGGAGCTCATGCGTTGCACTCTGTGCGGACAGGAGTTCATGAGCGACAAAATTATGGAGCACTCGGGAGACGCGACACATCCCACGGTCAACGGCGCGCATCCCGCGGCGGATTGGGAAGCATGGCGGATTGCGCAAGGCATTCCCGACGGCATGCCGTTTAATCAACGCGTGTACGTCAACCGTCCCCCGCCTGCGCCGAACCCGCCGCCAGATTGATCTTTAACGCACGGAGGATCTTGCAATGGCTTTGGACTATGCGCAAAGCGCCGCGCTCATGGCCGATCAGGCATTTCGCGACCGCGTCAAAGTCGCGTGCCTGAAATACGCCGCCTATATTTCGGATGAAGCGCCCAACACGCCCGCGCACAATTCGCGCGAGAAATGGGCGCAACAGTGCTATGTGTCGCCGGATGGCGTGGCGGGGCAGGTCACGCCACCGGTCGTGATGGATGGGGCCGTGCAAGCGAACGGCGAATCGATCACCGATACCGACCTGCAATCCGCGGTCGAGAACGTCGTCAACAAGCTGATGTGATGCGACCGAAATCCGCAGATCTTGAGGACAAGTGGCAAAACCCGCTTTATCCGCGGGATAAGGATATGTCGACCGCGGAGATGGAATACGAGGCGCGGGCGGATTCGCGCTGGCGCGCAAAAAGCCCGGGCGTACGCATTTGCAAGATCGATAACGTCGAGACGATCGAGGAACCGGAGCACGGCCACGACTTCGAGGAATGCATGGCGTGGCGGCACGACAACGTCATCGCGGACGACGAGCCGTGGCATTTCTGGTTACCGTATGACGAATGGTTGAAGCTCTATCAACCGCCGCCTCCGCCGTCTCCCCCTCCGCCGCTCACCGATTGGCAGATTCGCGCGCGCGTGAACCCGCACGGAATCCAATTCATGAACGGATGGGGCAGCGGTTGGGACGGTTATACGTTCTGCACTGTGCTCGGTCCGTCGCGGTTCATGCTGCCCGCCGGTTTGCAGGTACGAGTGACAATGCAAGGGATCTTCACGCTCGCGAATCTCTATATCGGCCCGGTATCGGCAAAGCCGTTCGTCGCGACCGCGTTGACGCGAATGACCTTCAATGGCGGATCCAACACCGGACAAACCGGGCCGCGGCCCGATGGCAATTTGGTCACCGACCCGCTCGCGCTCGCCATTGACGCACGCAACGGCGTCATGATCAGCGGATATATTACGGGCCCGAGTCCGTTGTGGACGCCGCTGGAATCGGTGGCGTGGGTTCGCACCCGCAATCCGGAATCGGATTGGTTCTCGCGTTGGCGATATGGCGATTACGCGTCCGCGCTCGACAAAAGTAAGATGGACACCGACACCTCGGGCACGCACGGATGGGTCGGTTCGACGGTGTCCGATCTCGCGGTGTTGCAAGTCGAGGATTTCTATGGATGAACCCGGGCGCAAGTGAGCAAGTCGGCAAGGTCGCGGGTGCGACAGTCGAGGCGTTGAAGTCGACGCCAGTCGTGCTCGCTCTCGTCGTGTTCAACGTCCTGTTCATGTTTTTGATGGCTTATGCTGCGGTCAAGATAAACGCGCGATGGGACAATGAAATCGAGCGTTGGGAGGGATTGGCAAAATCCTGTCTCAACGTCACGGTTAAGGAAAAGACGTGAGGCGCTTGCAAGATCTTTCGATCGGGCACCGCGTGGCGATCACGGTCGTGATCGTGCTCGCGGTGCTGTTCGCGCTCGCGCTATATGGTTACCTCACAGGCAATTGGGAAGAAGATGAAACAGCACGGCCCGGATATGGGCTGGCGAGCGCGGAGAGCCAGATCATCCAGCCGGAAATATGTATGGACGAAGCCACGCGCGAGCGTATTCGTGACCTCGTACTGGAAGGCATAGACGAAGCCCTTAAAGAGCACACCAAGCACATCTTCTCTATCTGGTTAAAGGACAGCACCGACCAGCCACGACGAGCGGTCACCGGCATGGCAACCGGCATTCGTGCATATCTCGGGAGTCGAGCAAACGCTTTGAAGTGGATGCCACCCGTATGTCCGGGATGAAGAACCCCGGCGCTGGATGCAACGCGCGCCGGGGGTAAAGGTTGAGCGGCGCAAGGCTGTCGGTTCGGTTGCCTCGCCGCTGCACCATGCAAGAGCACGTAACAGGGACATTCGGGCAAAATGTTGGAGCTTCCCGCGCTGTTGCTCGGCCTGTGGTGCAATCCTGTGCGCTGGCAATTAGACAGTTCATATCTGATTTATTCGCGGTCGGTTTGCTGGCAAGGCGACAATTTCTTGCAAGTCGACAAGCAACGGCTCGCAAGCTCGCGCGCGACGTGTGATATCACGAAGGTCGTGCGCCTCGGCGAGGGACGTTGGATTGCTTCCGGCGAAATGGCGTTTTCGGCGTGGAATAATTGCGGCGACGGTGCCACGACGTGGCAACAGAAAATCACATTTCTCGAAAACCGTCACCTCAAGGTGCTTTCGGATTGGGTCGTGTATTCTCGGGGCTATACCGGCCCCGGCCGTACCTTGATTCGGTGGTGACCGATGTGGGGAATCGAGCACACGCGATTTCTTTCGGGGGCTGACATGGCGCGACGCCGACAACGAACAAGCGACAACGAAACCCGCCGCGAGAACCTGTGGATTTATGCCGCGGCCGGTATCGTCATGATCATGGTCGGCATGGCAATTTGGTATGCGGCGCGCGGATGACGACGACGGTCGCATTCAAGCTTGGCGGCACGCTCGAAATCCTCACCGAGCCGAGCAAAGCCGGTTGTTTCGTCACGGTGCGTCACGGCAATTTCACAATCAGAGCAAGGGGAAATGACATGGCATATACGCTCGCGGTTGATACGCAAGTACAGGTGAAGGTCGATTACGTCGACGGCGCGGGCAATCCCGCAAAGGTCGACGGCGACGTGCGTTGGAATTCGAGTGACGACACGATTGCCACGGTGACGGTCGATCCCGAGGATTCGTTCAACGCGCTTGTGCGCGCGGCCGGCAAGCTCGGACAGGTGCAGATCACGGCGATCGCCGACGCCGACCTCGGCGAGGGTGCCCGACCGCTGGTCACGCCGATGGATGTGGAATGCGTGGCGGGCGAGGCCGTGGCCGGCACAATTACGCCGGTCGGATCCGCCGAACCGATCCCGCACGTCGAGCATCACAAATGAAGCGGCTCGTTCTCGCGGCGTTTATCGCGGTTGGTGCCACGCCGGCGCTCGCCGACAATATTCCGATGTGGTCGACGACCGGATGCGGCCTATGGACGGCAACCCGCCAACCGCAGGGGCAGACATTCGGCCCGGGAACATCCATCCAACCGGGCGGCGGCAATTACAATATCAACCTCGACTTGCGCAATTGCGCCAGCCAACCGGGCCCGCCCGGGCCGCCCGGGGCGACGGGGGCAACCGGAGCGACGGGGGCGACCGGGGCCGTGGGGGCCGCGGGCACAAGCGGGGCCGTAGGGGCCACCGGCGCGGCCGGGGCGACCGGCGCGACCGGCGCACAAGGGCCGGCGGGGCCGCAGGGCCCCATGGGACCGCAAGGGCCGGCCGGCCTGTCGGTCAAGCTCGGCGAAATCGTCGCGCTCAATTCCGCCTTGGCGCAACCGGCATGGCTGGAACCTTATGAGCGGTTCTCAATATCGGGCGGGTTCGGCTTTGGCGACAATGCCGTGGCGTTCGGAATGACGGGAATCATGCGCCTGCGGGGCAGCGCGTCGGGTTATGCCGGGTTCGCCATCGACCCGTTCGGCAATTGGGGCGGCAAGGTCGGCGCGCGCGTAGGATGGTGAGGGAAACGTCATGAAGCCCGGACAATCGTTAGCGGAATTGCGCGCAAGGGCGGCCGGAAGCGGCGCGCCATGGCACGATGTGATGAAGGCAATCACCGGACTCGCCGAGGTTCCGGGTGAGGCCGACAACGACAAGATCATCGCCATGGCCCGCATCATCGGGCAGACCTATGAGGAAATGGAGGCGTACTGTTTATCGTATCGACACGACTCAACCGCGTGGTGCGGACTCGCAACGGCATTCTGTTGCACGGTCGCCGGCTATCGTCCGCCCTATCGTGAACCGGAAGACACCGACAAATTTCTATGGGCGCAGAGCTTTGCATCGGATCCGGATTTCGTTGAGATCGGCACGCCACGCATCGGATGTATTGCCGTGCTCGTGCGCGAGGGCGGCGGACACGTCGCCATGTACGAGGGCGAAACGAATGGATCGATAACGCTGCGCGGCGGCAATCAAAGCGATTGCGTTTGCGTGAGCAATTTCGACAAGGACGATCTGATCGGATATTTCTGGCCACGCGAGGCACCGTTGCCGCCGGCCCCGCGCCGCACCATCGCCGAGGGCGATTCTGGCGATGACGTCATGGCATTACAACGGTCCCTCGGCCTGCCCGCCGATGGCGAGTTCGGCCCGGTTACCGAGGCTGGCGTGAAGGGATTTCAGGGGGCCATGGGCCTCGCCAAGGATGGCGTATGCGGGCCTGCCACGTGGGCAGAAATCGACAAGCTCGACGAGCGCATGGCCGCCGGCGATTCCGGCCTTAGTGCAGATCTAGAGGACGCCATCAACGAGCTCGCCGATGACTCGCCGCTGCAATCGTTCTCGTGGCCCGACCGCGGGCGTGCCCCTCCCGGACTATATGCCGGCCTTGGCAAAGTCTATTCGCTCGCCCTATCGCGATGGCACGCCGGCGACGCGGCCACCGAGCTCATGGCACAACCGCTTGGCAATCCGGACAAGGATGCGCTCGCCTATCTCGCCGCCGAATTCCGCGAGGCCGAAATTGATACTGGCGACGGCGGCGTCGACACGCTGCGGGCGCTGTTTGTCCTGATCACCGGCCTTTCGATGCGGGAAAGCTCGGGTTCGCATTGGGAGGGAAGGGACATGAGTGCGAGTAATGTGTCGCCGGACACGTGCGAGGCCGGATTACTGCAAACGAGCTACAACATCCGTTCGTGCGCGCCCGACGAGATTGAGGGCCTGTTCGAGGAATACATGGAGGATCCGAACGGGTTCCGCGAGACATTCACGAAAGGACTCTCGCCGACAACCTCGAACCTCGACAACTACGGGAGCGGGGCTGATGGCGTGGCCTCGCAATGGCTGTCGAAATTTTCGCCCGCCTATACCATCCTCGTGAGCGGGATCGGCATGCGTCTCTTGCGCGCGCATTGGGGCCCGATTGGGCGACACGAGGTCGATATCATTCCACAGGTCGCCGACTTTCTAATCGACGTGGAGCAAGCCATGGACACGACACCCGAACCCGGGCCCGACCCGGAACCCGAACCCGGCGAGCCCGCCGAGGTCAAGGTCGCGATCGCGACCCGGGGCAATGTCACAGTGACGGTCGAGCAAACCGCCCTCCCCGACGACGAGGGGCCGCGCTCGCGCCGGTTCTCGCGCCGGCGCAGATGACCGCCTACCCTGCAACGAAAAAGGCCGCCTCCGGGCGGCCTTTTGCTTTTGCGCGCCGGCACCTGTGGTTCAATGCCTCCGGTCGTGCGGCCATTCCCGCATGACTTCGGCCTGCGGGACGTCGCGCCATTCGAGGATGCCATCGCGCTTGCGGCGGTCCTCGGCCTCGATAGCGAGCTTGGCCAAGCGCCACGACACGACGGCCTTAACGATGGTTTGCACCACGGCCACGACGCCGAGCACGACGAGCAACGTGCAGACGATCTCAACCATGTTCGTCCTCTATCGGGTTATCAAGCTCGAATCCCTGTTCGGCGCACCATGCGACCGCGGTTTCGAGCTTCGTGAACAGGCGCAAGGTGTCCCACCATTCGGAATTGAATCTTCCGCGAACGTGAAGCTCGACGATATAGAAACCGAGACGTCGGCCTGTGCCCGCGCGGATGCGAACGCGCTTGCTCATTGTCGCGTCGCCCGCTCGCGCTGGCAAATTTCTACCACATGCGCGCGCATCGAATGGACAAGCGAATCGAGGCCGAGCATCGCCGCCTCGGCGTCATAGGCCGCCGTCGCGCAGATGCTTTCCTCGATCATGACCGCGGCGCATGTAGGAATCGCGAACAGGCGCTCGTCGCTGTCGAGTGCCGAAACGTCGGGGAGCGTATCGTTCGGATTGCGCAGTAGCGCGACGAGCATGCGGCGCGCCTCGGCGGGATCGATCATCATGGTACGTTGTCCGGTTTGCGGTCGGGCCATTGCCACATGATGACGCCGTTGACCACGAACACCGGCCGGTCGATTTTGCCGGCCCGGATGGCGGCCTCGACGTCGTGCCCGTCGCGATACCATTGCGGAAACAGCGGATGCAGGGGAATGTCAACCGTGTTGCCGGCCTCGTCGAAGCCGAACAGCACGGCATTGCCGGCGAACAGAGCGCGGCCTATCGAAAAATATTCTTGCGCAGAGGGGTCGGCATAGAGGCCGTATTCGTAAACGGCGATTTCGATTCCATAGGCCGCATCGGTCGGATGCTGGATTGTCGCGAAATCAATGCTCCCGGAAGCGAGCCCCGCTTTCGTCAACACCTGTTCGAGCATGTCGGCGTCGATGTATTCGACGACGTGCTCGCCGCAGCGGACGATGGCGAATTTCATTGGGCGATCTCGTGAAACAGACGGCGGATGGTTTTTCGACCGCCGCGTGTCACCTCAATAACGTCGGGACTAATATAGACAGTGAGTTGGTCCTCATCGCAAAGCGTGATTTCGATTTTGTTAAGCAGGAATCTAACCTTGCTGGCCGCCGCCCAAATTCTTCGTGGTTTGCGTTTCATTTCTTGAGCTCCTGTCGGATGATTTCGCCGATCACTTCCGAAATCCGGATCCCACGCACCATTGAGCGCAGCGCAAGCTCGTGCATTTCCTCGCGTGACAAATTCAACGGGAATTCGCGCACGCTCCCGCGCAGGCGGAGAACAAGACTCCATGACCTATCGCCGTTGCCCTCCGCCTTGTCCGGTGGCAAGGGCGGAAGTTTCGGCCGCAATGGGCCGCCGCATGCTCACGCCTCGGAATTAGCCTGCGGCGGCCCAAACATGCTGACATGCCGCGCTCGACGAGGTTCTTGATTTGCTCGATCCGTTCAGGCGTGAACTTGATCGTGCGGCCGCGCGTGGTGGGCGCTTCGATCATCGTCATCGGCGCACCCTTATTAAGGCTTCCCGATATTTTATCTTCTTACGACGGGCGTCAATCATGGCGTCGATTCCCTTGCGCACCATTTGAACAATTTCGTTCTCGCCGTAGGTATTGATCCATTTACTTTCGGTTGACGCCATTGCTCGAATTGCGAGCCAATAAATCACATCGGCCTTGGCTTCCTCCGAAAGCGCCATGATCTCCGTTTGCACAGCATGAGGCACAAAATAGAAATCTCTTTTCATTTCCGCCCTCCGCTTAACGGATTGCTGTTCGTCCCGGTCGGCGAGGCCGAGCCTGTGAACCGCCCGGAGCGGTCATAGAACGAGGTCGTGCCGTTGCTGTTGCGAATGGCCGTGCCGTCAAATCGGCCGTTGCGGTCGGTGAAGGTCGTCGAATTGCCGTGCGTGCTGGAGCTTCCGGCGAATGAACCGTTCCGATCATAGAACGCTTCGCCGCCGTGCGCTCGGTTGAGAATGGCAACCGTGGCAAGGATTGCGCCCACGAGCGCGGCCACGATCAGAGTCTCTAATCCATGAATGACGGCCCGTCCTCGGCGGTCGTCGCGTCGCATGTCATGCCTCCGCTTGTTTCTGTTCATGTTCCATTCGTTCAAGCAACCGAACGAGTTGCTGTTGCCAATATTCAAGTTCGGTTCTCGCGTGACTGATTTGATTTTCCAGATTGCGCAACCGCCGTTCGCCTTCCGACATGATCATGTTGTCAATGCTCCCGTTTATTTTCCGGATGGCCCGCGTCGCCGAACCGGATCCTTTCGTTCACCTCGATCATTCCCGGCAAATGCGCGAGGAAATCATTCAACACCTTTTGCCGTTCCGGCGTCGGCCATCCCGCGAGATAGGTGGCGACGAGGTCGAGCAAGGCGGCGGCCTGAATTTCCGGCGGCAATCCCATGAGCAAGCGCCCGCATTCCTGTGCACATTCGACGGCCTCGTGGGCCTCGTCGCCGCGGAGCTCGTCTATCTTTTTCATTGCAGCGTGCGCGGTTCGGCGGGGAGTTCGATCCCGGGCTCGTCCTCGCCGAACAGGTTTTCGTTGAGGATGTTGCACAGCGTGCGGATCTGCCCGCGGCGTTCCTCGGCGGTGCCGCTCGTGGTTGCGATGACGGCAATGATTGCCATCGTGAGCGCGGATTTTCCTTCCGGCTCGCTCATGGTTTCGATCGCCGCAAGGATGCGGTCGGCCCCCGCGCACACGCGGTCATGCTGTCGTCGTTTGGTCATAGCGTCACCTCTGCGCGCTCGCGCAAGCGGTCCCCCTCGAACAGGTCATAGGCTCGTTCTCGGATAGGTTCGGGCACCTCATGCGCCTCGACCTCGACCTCCGGGCCCGGGAACAGCGGCACGCGAGTCCAGCGATATTTGAAACCGCGCGGCGCTCGGCGATAGGCGATAAAGTAATGGTCGCCGAAACGGTTGCTTGTCAGAATCTTCGAGACGAACATTTTTTCCTCTATTGGGCGGGTGTGAAAATCAGCGTCGAGTTGTCCGTGATGGCCCCGCCGATCAGCACGCACGAATACGGATCTACGATGGGAGCAACGCCATTAAGCACGAGCACCGCCCCTTGTTCGCCTCCACGTACAGGATAGGGCAGGGGGCCGCAGAAGGCGGAGAACACCCGCGCCTCGGCGTTGAGCACCGGGCCGACCCATTGTCCTCGTAACAGAATTGTCCCGGGCCGCACTCCCACGTCCCACAACCCCGGCCGCGGCTCGACGTATCTGATCTCGATTCGGCCGCCCGGGAAAGCGCGCAAGGCCATGAGCGAGCCGTTATGAACTAGGAAATTTTCCGCATGTGCGGCGGTTGCGAGCAAAACCAACGAACAAAGGAAGGCGGCAAGGGGCTTCATCTTTTCAACCAATCGGATTCGAGTTTCTGAATTGCCAGCATGGCCATAGGCGGGATCTCGTCGGATTCCTCGTATCGCCGGATTTGACGGTCGCTCAAGCCGAGGCGTTGGCCGAACTCGGTTTGATTGAGTCCAAGCATTTCGCGCACCCGGCGCACATAATCACCGTCGCTATTTGGGCGGTTGGGGTTCATTTTTGCTGCGCTCTTGCAGGCGGAAACGGGCGATCAGCACGACCGACCAATTGCAGGAATCGCAGCAATCGCCGTCGTTGACGGGCCAAGCATCGTTGGGGAACCCGACAACCATCGCGCGACAGATCGAGCATTCCCACTCGCGGGAGGCATTCGCCGGCATGTTTGGATCTCACCGATTCGAAACCCGTTGGCGCGGGCATGGCTGGTATCCGTTCATTTTTTAAGAAATGCGACAAGTGGCGCTTGTCCATTTCCGTCGCGTTAAGCTAGATATCTGACTCTTCCGGGCAGGTTATCCACCGATTTCCTGCGCCGGTCGGCCGCTTGGCGGCGGCCGCGTTGACCTCCGGGCTTGAGCCTCCCGCTCGCCCGGAGGTTTTTTTTATTCGTCGTCGGCCGCCTCGAAAAAGAACAGCGTTCCGTCGACGAGCCGCATTTCGACGAGCGAGCGCCAGCGATCATTGCGAGAATCGAGCGCGGCGCAGCGGAATTTCCCCATGATACCATTGCCGGCGGGGGTGATTTTGCCGGCGAGCGCGCACGTCGTCTCGTCCGTGAGGATGGCCGTGGCCTTGATAGTCATGGGCGGGTCGCGATAGCGGCACCGCTGCCATTTCTCCGAGCTCTTGGCGCTTTGGCACCACGTCCCCCGATAGGCGGCGGGGATGGTGTCGGCCCGCGCCGCCAGCACCGACGCCAAGGCGATTGCAAGGCCAAGAATTAGCGTTGCGTATTTCATGGCAAGGCCGCCATAAGAATGAAGGTTGCCGAGACGATGACGAGCGCGAACACGCCAACCACGATCAGCACGACGGTTTCGGTATGGCGCACGTTGAGGAAGCTCATGGCCGTTTATCCTTGGCCAATGCAGAACAGATTTGATTGAGCGAGCTAACCGACACGACCATGTGCGGCTCGGCGAGTTGCCGATATCCCAAGGCGTCGCCAGCAATCACGACATAGAAAATGAGAACCGGGGCAGTTAAGGCGAGGGCAACAAGCGTATGCACAATCAATCTCCTAATTCGCTTTCGTCGCAAGGCTCATAGGCGTCGGGATGGGGCACGATAGGTTCGAGCCCGTTGGCGATGCGGCGGGGGTTGGCCGCCTCGACGCACTCGCGGCAGATCGGTTCGCGCGTGCCTGTGGGGCTCACGTTGGCGGGCAAGCTCGGCACCCGCATGGGGTTGTAAGAGAACACCCGCCGGCAAAAGAGGCATTCGGACGTGCAGAGGGCGTATCCCATCAATAGCACTCCCACCACAGTTCGCCGGTTTCCTCGCCCCATTGCGAGCGCGGCGCGAGGTGTTGGCCCGCGAAATTGAAATCCGCCTCGCAATGCGGGCACGTGTTGGTGAACGCGGGGCAGGGTAACCACTCGCCGCAGCATTTCACCTCGACCGTGCGCCGGCCGTCCGCATCCTCGATGGTGCGCTTTTCCATGGGTCACCTCCCCTGCCATTCGAGCCGATTGCAATCGGCCTCGACCGCGTCGAACACGCGCTTGAGTTGGCGAATGGAGGGATCCTTGACGCGCCGTGCCTTGGGCGGGAGCGCGAACAAGAGCGCGATCGTGAAGAACGGTTCGAGCACGAAAACCAGAATGCCGCCGACGATGGCCAGAACGAGGGCGATCAGGACGGGCACGACGCACCATCCGAAACCGCTGCGCCCGCGGCGGCGGGCAATGATGATAATCAGAACGCCCAATAAAAAATAGGCGACGGCAAAAACGAATTCCATGGCAGGGGACTCCACCGATTTGAGTTTTTAACCCGTTGGCGCGGGCACCCCTGAATATCGGACATTATGTCCGGTTTTTCAAGAAATATTTTTTATTTCACCCCCTGTTTTTGCTCCCGCTCGAAATTCATAATGAAATCAAGCAATTCCTTCCATTGATCGGGCGCGTGCGTGAGCGAATCCGCCCGCACCGGCGACATGGAATCGGCGAGCGCGATGCACAGTGCGCGCCGAATCATTAATAATTGTCGAGGGGTTAGCGGTAAATAAAACAATTGAATCCCGTCGGCGCACATAGAAAAAGCGCCCGGATGGTAGCATGCCGGCGAGACTGGCGTGGATTTTAATTACCGCTTGCCGCGGGCGAGGGCATCATATAGCGGGTCGCGGCCGTACAGGCCGACCTTTGGGCGGCCGTCATAGATATCATCGGGGCGGCTCGTCCTGCCCATGGGGCGCTCGCCGCGGGGCAATATTCCGCCTTCCTTGAGCCGACGCCATGCCGCGATCAAATGCGAGGCGTCAAGGCCGAGGCGGATGGCAATTGGGCCGACCCGCTCCTCGCTATGCCACAAGCGCACGAGTTCGTCGTCGTCGATTTCACGATTGTGGATCTGCATCTTTCACCTCTTGTTGCTCGCGGAATTCCTTCACAAGGCGTTCGGCAAGCTCGCGCGGCAGCACGATTGACGACATGGGTTTGCCGCTCGCCGGCATGCGGTAGTCGAGCAAGGTTTGCACGTCATCTATGGCGAGACGTTGTTTCGTCATGTTGGCGGCACCAATCGGCGGCTCGCCGCGACCGCGGCAATGGTCCCTTGTGGCGTTCGGGCTTCCTCGGCAATGCCGCCGCGCTCCATCCATTGCGAGCCTGTGATCGAGGCGGGGAACACGGCGAGCCCCGCGCGCTCGTCCCAACGAATGAGGGTCGCGATACCCTCGGCCCCGCGGCGCTCGATAAAGCTGCGCATCGGTTCGTCGCGGAAGGCGTATCGGTATCGCGGGTCGACCCATATCTGGCAAACCGTGATCGTGTCGCGGGTGCCGTCCTCGTTCGCGATGTCGAGGGTATCGGGCATCGGGTCGATAACGCAATGCGCCCGGTCGGGCCTGTGCTGGTCGGCCGTGTCGTGCTTCGTGAGCCATCGGCACGAGAACACGGCGCACGAGCGCGGCCGCTTAGCGTAGATCGAGCACCCGACGCCGAATTTCTGATGCGTGCATTTCATGTTCGCGGGCTTATAGCCATCGTGCACGGTGGCGTCGCGCAGCGGCATGAGCTTGCAACAGAGTTGACAATCGCCGCAGCGGCGCACGGCGTCGGGCACAAGCTTGATGGTGAGCGTGGTCATGATTTCTTGCGCGCGTGCTTTTCGCCCAACCGGAACGCAATCATGAGCGTAATCTGCACGCCCTCGATAGCGTCCTCGGATACATCGCGCTCGCGCAAGCGTTGGCATAGATCCTCGAACAGCAAATCAAACGCGGCCTTGAGATCCGCCTCGCCCAAGCGTTCGAACTTGTCGGCGGGTTCGGTCGTCATAATGCTTGCGCCTCCCGATTGAAATCCGAGACACCGCCGACGCTGTTGCGGTGAAAATCCTCAAGAATGCAGTAAAGTTGCACGCGTTTGGTATCGGCCCCGCGCAGCGCGACGCCGACGAATGCTGAGGCCGCGGGCAATGTCTCGAACGATTTCGTGCGCAGGTCGAGCTTGGTTCCGACCTTGCGCCACACCGAAACGCAAAACGGGTATTTTGGGATCATAACCAACCTCCAAGAAACGCCCGACCGATCATTGCAGCGTTGTCCTGCGCGCGAGCATGCCGACGATATTCCCGGATGCTCCGTGAAAATCCTCGATCACGAGCGGTTCGAGATATGCCTTGCGCCCGGTCGGCCGCACGATCTTGCGCAGCGCGAAGCGTTGGCCCTCGCGTTCGGATTCTGCCGATATCACCACGGCCTCGTGCTGTTGCCTGTCGAGGCCGGCAAACGCTTCCTCTTTTGTCTTGCCCTCGGCGATATATGCCTCGTCGAAATAGACATAAGCGACGACGTCGTGTTCGACGAACAATTCGCGCACGAGATTAGTCGCGGTTTGCCGGTCGCACGGCGGCGGCGGAACAATAAAAACCTGCCCCGCGGCGGTGACGGCGATATAGCGCGGCTCGACCTGCCCGGATTTATCGAACCTGTGCTCGACCATTTTCGAGGCGAGCTCAATCAACTCCGCCATTGTCGGAGTGTGTTCGATTTCCATCGGCGCGCCTTTCGATTGCGACCTTTTCGATCACGTCATTGCCGCTGCCATCGCGGGCGTAAAGCGTGATCCGATTCAAGCTCGCGTCTATGACCACGCGCGCGAGGGCAAGGCCGCCGGCGTGGGCGGCCTTGATTGCGCGGGTCACGTCTTGTTGCAGAAAGTTTCCCTTACGCACGTTCTGGTTCTCCAAACTGCAAGCGCGGTTGATAGTCGTCTAAAATGTCCTCCAAGATTGCTATGCGCTCGCCGGCCTCTTGTGGTGACATTCGATTCTCACGCACGAGCCTCCGATAGACATTGCGACGAAAGGCGATTTCCGTCTCGATCTCGCGGATCTTCTGCCCGTTCGTATAGCGCGCGCCCATGGGCGCTATCCTGCGCGCGTTTCATTGCCCAAGGATTTCGCGAGCGCGGCGACCTCTTTTTCGATAGTGCTCACGGATGGCACCGCCTTGGGTTCCTCGCGCACAGCGTGATCGGTCGCGGCGGCGTTGGCTTGCTCGGCGGCGACCGCGATGGAACGAATGAGGGTTTGCACGGTCACGCAATAGCGTTGGAATTTTTCTTTCTGTACGCGCTCGTGGTCGATTGTGTGTTGCAATTCCGCGATATTCGCCTCGAACAATTTCACCTGATTTTTGAGCGCGGCGTTTTCCTCCCGCAAGAGATCGCGCTCGCGTACCGCCTCGGAAAATTCGTAGGTGGCACGTTGCACCTCCGGATGCAGCGAGAACCCAAGATCCTCTTGGGCCTGTTGCCGATGGCGCGGGCCGGCATAGTCGACCGGGCGGCCGTTACCTGTCACGAGATTGGTGGTCATGGTCAAGACTCCTCTTGCTGCTTAAGCGGTTTCATATTGGCGAGCACGAATTGCACCACTTGCTTGTCACCGAGTTTCCAAGGCCGGTCGCGATGAAGCTTGGCGACGAATTGCATTTTGAACTTGATATGCAGGGCGAGGGCGACCTCGTCGCTGACGCAATCGGCGAGGATGGCGAGCGCGAGTTGCGAGGGGCCGCTTCCGCCGTATCCCCACTCGAAACCGGTCGGCGAATGCTTCACGATATCGAGGCGGAGCGGCAACAGATAGGAATCGCCCTTGCTTTGCACGTGCACGATGCAAAGCCCCGCTTTGTTGCGTCGCCCCGAATAGATCTTGTGGTGCGACGTCGACAACATTTTGAGCGGCCGTTTCACGCCGGCATGTCCTGCCCATCGAACCCGGCCCGCCACGCAAGGGCCTCGCGGGTGCGTTCGCCGGAACGGTACTCGCCCGGAATGATCCTGTTTGGCAGGGCCGTGGGGTTAGCGGCCTTGGCCTTTTTCCCGAGTTCATAGGCAACGCGGCGGGCGTCGAATGCCTCGTCGGCGGCCTCGTGGCCGGCGGCGAGCTCGGCCGGGTCGTCGTCGGGAACGGGGGCGACGTCGTCGCTCCAATCGGCACCGGGCCCGGGGGACGCCCCGCCGCTGTCGGGGAACGATTGCGACGGCTCGTCATCCCGGGCCCGACCTTCCGCCGCCGCCTCTTGCGGAGGGGCCGAAAGGGACGGCGAGGAAGCGAAATCGTCGAGCGCGTGCGACACGTTGCCGATGCGCAGGCGGGTCGGCGCGGGCGCGGCCGGCGGCGGAACCGCGCCGGTTTCCTGATCCTCGCGCGTGAACACCGCGGCGAGATCCGACGACATGGGGAGTTGCTTGGCGTGCAGGCGGGCGACCGTCTTGCGCGCCATCTCCGGATAATAGACAGGATCCGCCCACGGCCCTTGACGGGATTTCGACTTGGCGCGGATGTCCTCGATCTCGTCCGCGTTCATGAACTCGCGCGACACCGTGCCGTCGGAAAAGGTGGCGATGCTATAGGCCCCGATGATGGGGCGTTTGCGCCCGCCTTTAAGCGATGGCTTGTGCAGGATATACGGCCGATCGCCGAGCGCGACCTCGAACTCGTCGCCCTCGTAAACGACCTGCACATTCCAATCGGAGACGAGGCCCGACTGCCGAACCTTTTTTCGGATCCCCAAAATCATCGGCACATATTGTGCGATGGTTTCGCCGCCGGATTTGAATGGCACGCACGCGGCCTCGCGGCCATCGAGTTCGAGCCCGTCTTGCGCGGCGCGCATGGCGCAGCGAATGAGCGACCCGGGCGTGCACGACAACAGGTTCGGGTTTTCCTGTAGCATGGTGACGAATATTCGCTTGAAGCGGTCGACCGTGTCCGCCGGCATGACCATGGCGAATTGCGAGGTCATGCGTTCGAGGTCGTGCCGGATGATTTGGAGCGGCCCGCCGCCGCTGTTAGTGCTCGCGTTTGTCGCCATGGTCCTCGTCCTGTTCCTGTTCAATCTCCGACGGGCGCTTGCCGTAGAGCATTTCCGATTCTTCCTCACCGCGCGCGATGCGCTCGACCTCGGCGCGGTTGCGTTCCGTGATGCGATCGTTGACGAGCTCGGCGACCTCGGTTCGCATCTGGCGCACATGCTGTTCGAGCATGTTCAAACGGTCGTGCGCGGTGCGAGTCATCTTGTCGGCTTGCTCAACAGCAATAAGCCGACGCGCGAGGATTTGCGTGCTCGGATGTTCGACGTCGGTCACGAGATCGTTGAAAGCGGTCGTGAGCTTTTCGACCCGCTTGTGCATTTCGGTTATTTGCTCGACTGTCGAGCGCACGACCTCGGCAAGATCTTCCGCCTCGCCGATGCTGGCCATATGCACGAACCGCCTTTCGAGCTCGCCCAAACGGGCCCGCATATTGTTGAGCACCGCGGGCACGTTGCCATATCCGGCGACCGCGACAGATTTCGGCTTGTTCTTGCTGCCTTTGGGACGTCCGGGCCCGCGCTTATTCTTGCTTCCCGGGGGCCGTCCGGGGCCGCGTTTCTTTCTAGGTCGTGCCATTGGTCCTCCGTTTTGGTTTGGTGATAGAGTAAAAGAACGCGCCCGATACACTACGCGGGCGCACCGGGGCCTGTTGCGGCAGACTGTGCAAGGCCCCGGATCTTGTTCACCTGATCCCACGGCACGCCGCCAGCGAGAGCATATGCCGCGCGGCGACTTGCGCCGCGTCCCGAATAATCAATTTTTGCGCGCAAACCTCGAACCGCTCCGCCATGTCCGCCGACCGGCGGTTCCTTTCGCTTGCGCGCGGGACGTAGCACAATGTGAATCGGGCCGTGCTGTTCGATCAATTTCAAGAGTTTGCGTTGACCGCCTCGGCTATCGTTGAGCTTTGCGAATTCTCCGAGACTGTGCTGGTAAACATAACACTCGGTTGGCCATCCTGATTTGTTGTGCTTGCTGGCAACGAAAGCCGTGGTGTATTGGAAGTCAATCATGCCGCCGTCAATGGCATGGGGAAATTTGTCAGCATGATCGCGCACGCAAAACGCAACCGAGCAACGCAAGGTGTCGCCGACTCCTTTTGCCTTGATTGATTTGGTCACGTGATCGGCGGTCAAGATCATTTCGATGGGTTTTGTCGCGGAAAATACTTTTGCCGACGCTTTGCCCAAGCGTGGCTTTGCGGTTTTATCTGTCGGATCAATCCAGACATTATAATAAAAAATGTGGCGAACGAGAAATGCGGTGCGGAAGTTTTCCGGATCCTCGGATCCATAATCCTCGTCGAGCGGATTGTTCGACGGACCCGGATCAATGGCTTCGATGTCGGCCTCGGTGATATCTTTCCACCAATTCTTGATCCGGGCCTTTTTCTTTTTCTTGGGCGAGCGGCGAACCTTGCCATCCTTGCCGACCCGGGGCTCAACTGACACATTTGTGTCAGTTGTTTTGCGGGCGCGCCTTACAGTCTCAAAAGAAACGCCGTGCTTGTCGGCGATTGCCCGATTCGATAGGCCCGGATTCGCGGCGATGGCCTTGGCCGCGAGCTTGCCCGCCCGCATGTGAACATAGGGTGCGCCGCATCCGCAGGCCGCGCGCGCCTCGGCCCCGCAGGCGGAGCAACGCATCATGATCGGGAGCGGAACGACATTCATGTGACGACCTCGCTAGTGGCGGGCGCGGGGGCCTCGTCGCGCGTGGCGCGTAATTGGCGATAAGCCTTGCGCGTGTATTCCTTGACGACGGATTCCTTGATTTCCTTACAGGTCAATCGCCAGCCTGTGACGAGCGCGGCCTCGGCGTCGCCGATCTTGCCGCGAATTTCGTTCTCGATTTCCTCGCAACGCGCCTTGGCGTCGTCGATTTCTTGCTTGAGGCGCGCGCGCTCGTCGAGGATTTCGGGCAGGCGGTTGTCGTGGCGCAGGTCGACCGTCTTTCCTTCCGTCGTGCTCTGGTTCATGGCCGCAATCAAAGCTCCGTCGCGTGCATAGTCCGGTTCCGGCACCTTGTTGTTCTCGACGCAATGCCAGAATGACTCGATAGCATCTAGGATCCGGCGCTCCGCGCCGGCGTGGCGCGGCACCTCATAGCAATGCAGGTCGTATCGGTATCCGTCGACGATGCAGGCCGCGATCCATCCGAACGTCGCCTGTGCGAGCATCATTTGCACGAGCGTTTGCATGATGATCCATCGCGGCGGCTCGTATTCCGTCCAATATTTTTTGAACACGAAGGGGGCGACGCTCTTGCATTCGAGCACGCCCCTTTGATGCGCGGGCGAGCGCAGGAAGAAATCCGGCGTCCCGCCGAACTTGCGCACAGGGTCGCGCAGATAGACGCCGGCGCGCTTGAGCTTCAATTCCGGGTGCTCGCGCTGGAACCGGCGGCCGATCAGATCCTCGAAATCGAGGCCGCGTTGCCGCGAGGTGACGTCGCCCTCGTCCTCCGGGAGAATGACGCCATGGGCGCGCTGGAACAGCGAATAGGGAGTCTCGCGCGGGTGCAGGCCGAACAGGCCGGCGACGCGGCTTGCCGTGAGGACGTCGGTCCGCCGCCACGCCAACCATTCCTCAATGTTAATGATCGGCCGGCGCTCGATTTTCATGGGATGACGCCCACGCACCACAGGCACAGGCCAATCGCCAGCACGATTAAAGCCGCGAGATTGCGTACCTCGATCTCGTTCATGGGGCTTTGCCGTACCGGATGCGGGCCGCCGTGGCCGCATTCCCCCCTTAGCGGGGCGCTGTGGCCATAATGGGACGGATTCCGGGTTCCCTCAACCCCCCTTTTCTAAAACTTGCCCACAGGCAAAGGAACCGCCGACGGTTGACGGTGCAATGCGAGATACGTCACAGATTCGACTCTCGCGAAATCACCCGGCCGGCGCGCGGCGGCGCGGCCGACACCTATGCGGAGGCCCCCACATGAACACGGAAACCAACAGCGGTGCAGGCGGCAACGGCTATGACAAGGCGGTGCTCGAACGCCTGTTGAAGGATATCGACGACGCGGACAATCACCTCGCCTCGCTCAAGGGCGAATACATGGCCAATTGCAAGGAACCGCGGAAGGACATTGCCGACGCCATCTCGGCGGCCAAGGATAGCGGGATCCCCGTGCGGGCGTTCCGGACGCTGGTGAAAAACCGCCGGCTCGACCGCAAGATGCACAGCAATGTCGAGCGGTTGGAACAGGACGATCAGGCAAACTATGACACGCTGGTCGCCTCGCTCGGCGACTTTTGCGACCTTCCGCTAGGGCAGGCGGCGCTCCGCCGTGCTCGCCCGGACGCCGAGGCGTCGCTCGACTCGCTCGCGTAAACCTTTCCGCATGAGGCGGTGCCATGGCGGCGGCCTTCGATGGCCTGCGGCGTGGATTCTATGGCGCGATCCTCGCGGATCCGCCGTGGCGGTTCCGCACGTGGGACAATCGCGAGGCCATCCCGCGCGTTCGCAGCAGCGGCCGGCGTGTTGGTGCTATCCATTATCGGACGATGGACATTGCCGAGATCCGGGCGCTCCCGGTCGGCGAGCTTGCGGCCTCTGACTGCAGTCTGTTCCTGTGGATCTCGTGGCCGCAATTGCCCGACGCGCTATCCGTGATCGAGGCATGGGGCTTCACCTATAAGACCTGCGCATTCGCTTGGACAAAGGCGCACGCCGGACAACTCGAAATGTTCGAGCAAGCCATTCCCGACATGATGGGCATGGGATATTGGACGCGGGCCAACACCGAACCCTGTTTGCTCGCCACGCGCGGCAAGCCAAAGCGCCTCGCCGCCGATGTTCGGCAAGCGATTATCGAGCCCCGCCGCGAGCATTCCCGCAAACCGGCATGCGTGCACGAGCGGATCGAGCGGTTGGTCGCCGGCCCCTATCTCGAATTGTTCGCGCGCGCGCGGCGCGCGGGATGGGATGCGTGGGGAAACGAGGTCGATAAATTCCAATCAATCGAGCCGCGGGAGGAATCACATGTCGAGCCTTTATGATGAATGGCGAGCGTATCACGAAGAAAACCCGCAGGTCTATCAATTGATATGCCGCTACGCGCAAGAGGTGATTGACCGCGGTTGGAAAGAATATGCAATCGCGACCATTTGGGAACGATTGCGTTGGCATCTCACCATTGAAACGCGCTCGGCGCATGATTTCAAACTGCCGAACAATCATCGCGCCTACTATGCGCGGCATTGGTTAGAACAACATCCGGAATTTCCGGATTTCTTTCGACTCTGTTCGCTGCGCAGCGAAGGCGAGGGCGGCGCGCGCGATCGGTTCGGCCGGCACGAGGATGACAATCCGGATCTGTTCGACGGAGCGTGAAATGCGCCGTGTGATCATCGAATCGCCTTACGGCTCGAAATGGTTTTTCGTGCGCTTCCTCAATCGCCGCTACGCGCGCAAGGCGATGCGCGATTGCTTCCGCCGCGGCGAGGCCCCGTTCGCGAGTCATCTTCTCTACACGCAAATGGGCGTGTTGCGCGATAGCATCCAAGGCGAGCGCATGCGCGGTATTCGCGCCGGTTTGATTTGGGGGGCGTCGGCCGACGCGATCGTGGTCTATACCGACCGCGGAATTAGCGAAGGGATGAAGCTTGGCATCGGGCGCGCGCAGGAAGCCGGCCGTCCGGTCGAGTATCGAACTTTGAACGGCAAATCGAAATGAACATTCTCGCGCTTGACGTCGCAACGCAATGCGGATGGGCAAGAGGTTGCCCGGGCGAGTGTCCGACGACCGGGAGCGTGGCGTTTGTCGGCCCGGACGGTGCGAGCGAATGGGCGATCGGCAAGAATGCGCTGCAATGGTTCTCTGCTTTCCTCGAACCCGAACCACGGCCCGACGTGCTGATCATGGAGGCGGTGCTACCGATCGAGGCGTTGCAGGGCGAGACGAACCGCATCGCGCGTGACCGGCTCGTGGCATTGCAGGCGGTGCTCGGCGCGGTCGCGTTCTGTCGCGGCGTGATCAACATCAAAACCGTTCCGACCTTGGCGGTGCGCAAGCATTTCTGCGGCTCGCGGTTCGCGAAAAAGGATGACGTCGTTAGCACGTGCCGGCGCTTGGGTTGGCCGATTGCCGATCACAATGCGGCCGATGCTTGCGCTTGCTGGGATTACGCCTGCGCGCTCGCGGATCCGATGATCGGGATTGCGCGCTCGCCATTGTTCGCGCGATGAAGCGTGTCCCGCCGTTGCGTGTGTTCGAGGCGTTATGCGAGGCGCGCGCGTTGTTGTTCCGTTGCTGTGAATATGAGGATAGCGGGGAAGCAATCGGGCCCTTGCTTGCCTATGCGCACGTTCACGGCCTAGCGGACAGGTACGGCATTGAGTTCGTCGTGTTGACCATCAATCGGGTTTTCGGTTTCGAGGACGCATGACGGTGTCCGCCGACTTAGGACAATTCGCGCAAGGGCTCGCCTCGTGGCGGCGCTTGCTGGCGAGTGCGCCCTCGGACGAGGTGGGATGGAAGATCTTCAACGACGCCGCGTTCGACGTCGCGGGATATGTCAATCGCGGGCTTGACCGCACGCTTGCCGCCGACGAACTGTTCGAGATGGCGTCGGCGCAGGGATGGGGCGAACAGGCCGACGAGGTGCAAACCGTCATCACGGATGCATTCGCGGCGGTCAAACCCAACGGGCGCACGCGCGAGGCACGGCAAGAGGCGAGAGAGGAAGGGCCGCAGCACGTCGCGACCCGCTACGTATTCCCGAACCCGTTCGCCATTCCGCCACGCGAGTTTCTTTATGGCGGGCATTACGTGCGCGGGGCGGCGACCGCGACGGTTGCGCCCGGAGGATTCGGCAAAACCACGCTGTCGCTGTTCGAGGCAATCGACATGGCGGCGCAGGGCCGGCGCGTGTGGTACGTGTCGGGCGAGGATCCGAAGGTCGAAATCGATCGGCGCATTGCCGCGCATTGCCAACAACATCCGCGGCTCGATCAGGCCGTCGTTGCTTCGAACCTGTGGGTCGACGACAAGGAAAGCTTCCCGCTATTCATCGGCACGTGCCCGCGTGTCTCTATGCTCGTTCCTAACAAGCAATGGTTGGCGCGGTTCGAGCAACAGATCCTCGAGAACCGGATTGACGTGATCATACTCGACCCGTTCATTTCCTTTCATACCGTTCCGGAGAACGATAACGGCGCGATTGATCAGGTCGTGAAAACACTCGGCTTGATCGCGCAGCGGCGCAAGTGTTGCATCGAGCTCTCGCATCATGTGCGCAAGCCGATACAGGGGCAGGACGAGCTCACGGTCGACGATGCCCGCGGCGGCGGCGCGATCATCAATGCGGTGCGCTCGGCGCGCGTGATCAATCGCATGAGCACATTCGACGCCGAGCGCGCGCGGCTCAAGGACACGGCCAAGCGTTCGGCTTATATTCGGGTCGACAAGGGCAAAAGAAACATGGCCCCGGCCGAGGCCGCAGTGTGGTTTCAGATTGTGTCGGTGATGCTGCCCAATACCGACAACGTGCAATCAATTATCCCATGGATGTTCCCCGCCTCATTCGATCCGTTGGAGCAAACCGAAAAGGATTGGGTTCAACGCTTGCTCGAACGCGAGGGCCCGCGGCGCGCCGATTCACAATCGGCGGATTGGTTAGGCTATGACGTCGGCCGGCATTGCGACCGCGCCGACATGGACACCGCGTCGGGCAAGAAATGGGCGCGCGAGATTATCAACAAGTGGGCGCGCGACCGGGTGATTAAAGAAGTGAACATCCCCGGCCGTGGCCGTCACGACGTCAAGGGTTGGGCGCATCCGGATTGGGTCGAGGACAACGTGTTGCCCTTCAAGCCGCGGGAGACATAGTCGCGGCCGTGGAATGCAAGCACCGGGATATGAGCGGCGACGCCGGTCGGGTCGGCATTATCGCCTTTGATATATTCGTGCACCATCCATCCGATTTGGCACCCCTGATTCCATTGCGACCGCCTGCGCTCGTCGTCATAGAAGGGCAAGGCCGTGAGCACGTCAAAAAATCCTTGACTGATCCCGCGCGTGGGCCCGCGCAGGACGCCCGTGCAAATCATTTTCGCGCTGTCCTCGCTCGACCAATTGATTTCGGTTTCGAAGTGCTTGGCCGATTCCCGCAGCAACAGGCCGGCGAGCCCGCATCCGGCGGCAATGCCGTTCGCGCCGGCGAGGTCGACGGTGCTGCGCTCGCGCATGCGGCCAAGCGTATGCCAACTCAGGAAGGCGACGCGGTCGGGCTTGCCGACGATGATGCATCCGTTGCGTTGCAAGCTCATGCGATAGACGGCGACGCCCACGCCTTCATATCCACGTTCGGTCAGCGGGTGCTTGCTTGCCGAGTAGGTGACGACCTCCATGAGCCCCGAACGCTTACGCGTCATGAAGCAATTGAGGAAGCATGCGCCGTGGTCGCGTTGCGCGTCGAGCAAGCGCAATTGCGCGGCCTTGAACATGGCCCCCGCCTTGACCGGGCCGCCGCATTTGCTGATGGCGAGGCCCAATTCGCGGAATGCCTCTTGCCAGCGACCCGCCCCCGGCCACAGCAAGGCCGCCCCTGCGCGCTCGCGTGCGATGACGTCGCGGCAGATCTGCGCCGTGAACACCCGGCCCTCGGTCGAGATGGCGGTTTCGATCATGCGCGCAGTCTAGCACAAAAAGAGCGGGGGCATTTCTGCCCCCCGTGGAAAGCTAGCCTTCAATCATCTCGGCGAGTAGAAAGACCATCAATCGATCTTCGTCCTTGTCGAGTAGTTCGATCCGCTTTTCATCATAGGCAAGATATGCCGCCATGACGTCGGCGACCGGGCAATTGATTGATAAGCCGAACTTGAGCCGCACGCGATTGAGCACGGCGTGACCGTGTTGGTTGAGTTGTTTCATTTTGCTTTTCGCTTCGATATGACCTCGTCGAGCGCATCCTCCCACAATAGGCCATTGCTGCGGCGGCGAGGTGTGATCAGGCCCTCGCTTTCGAGTCGAGCAATCACGCGCGCGACGGACCTGCCCGAACAACCGACCTCTCTCGCAAACTTGCGCACGTTGGTCGGCGGGTTGGCCAAAATCATCTCGATAATTTCGACGTGACTCAACGGTTGTTTCATTCGATAAGTCATTTTAGTTTCTTGCTGAATTGCTGAATCGCCGCAACGAGCGTGTCGAGCTTTGCGCTAAAGCCTCCGAGTTTGGGGTGATTGGGGTATTTCTCGGCGAGGTCGATCATCTTGGCAATGGCGCTAATCATGCCACGCAATGCGCCATTCGCCTGCACCAATTGCGCGTCAATGGCGGCGTCGCGTTGCTCGGCGAGATAGCGTTCGCGTTCTTCTTTATCGAGTTCGCGTTGCTGTTTTAGTGCGGTTTGGATTTCATGCTGCACGCGCCGCTGAATTTGGCCGGCCGTGATATGTTTCCGCGGGCCGCCTTCCGGTTTGGCTTCCATGATCGCCTTGGCGAGCGGCAATTGCTCTTTAACCGGGATCATCTTTCGCCCCACCGATGACGTCACCGCTTGCCTAAAGGTGTGAAATTGAAAATCGTTTTCGAATACGCTTGCCGTTCGTTCGTCGAGCAAGCGCGGGGCGGGGGCGCGTTCCGACTTGGCGATGGCCGTGGTTTTTGCCGCGGGCTTGTCGGCGACCCGCTCCGGGTGCTTGCTCAATTCCTCGGCAACGATTTCGGCATAGACGCCGGATTGTTTCAGCGCCGCCATGGCCTCGCGAATGGCACGCTCGCCCCGAGCCTCGCCAAGATAGGCATGGATGACATTATGGCCGAATGCCAGATGCGGGCTGTCGCCGCGCAGCTTGGTGCGCGCCTGTTCTATGCCGGCCTTGTTCCCAAAAGCCTTGGCGACCGGTGGGACAATTGTCCCGTCGCTTACCAGACTACCAATCATCCGACGGGTGGCGGCGGCGACCTCGTTCATGATGGCACCGGCGTTGCTGCCATATTGCAACGCGTTCTCGTCGGTCATGAGAGCGAGCATTTGATCGTCGTCGATATCGTCGACGAAGATTGGCATTGTTTCTTCGCCGGCCTTTTTGGCGGCCTCGAACCGGGCGTGACCGCACGCAAGCTCGACCTTGCCGTTCCGGCGGCGACCCTTTACGCTGCTAAAGAATCCGTGCTCCTTAATCGACGCGCGCAAACCCGCGACATGGTCGGCGTCGATTGGAAATAGTTTCTTATCTCTCCACGGGTTCCAGACGATTTGATCGAGCGGGACGTAATGGAGCTTCATTGTCTTGTGTCCTTTGCAGAAGGTTGATGATCTCCCTAGCCAACACGCCGTTGCCTTCCGCCCGCAATTGGCGGGCGAGTTCGTAGATCTCGGCTTGGATTTGTTCACGCATACCGGCACCTTGAGAAAGAAAAGGGGGCCGACGAGGGCCCCCAAGTTTTTTGAGTCTGTCGGCTCAACCGATCTGAGTCAGCAACTTGTGCGAACCGAGTAAGGATGGTGCCATTTCCAGCATCATCCGCGCCGTGGCCTCGCTATTGCCTTTCGCCATGAGCCGCCGCACCTCACGGTCGATGACTGACTGAGAAAGAAACCTACGCAACGGACTGTAGTAGTCGACGAACGCCTTGAGCTTGGCCTCGACGTCCGCCTTCACCTCTGGCGTGACCTCGTCGAGCTTAATGTCGTCGAGGGCCTTCTGTTGACGCTTCACCGGATTGATCGCGCCGGTGACCGACTTAGCGTAAGCGACGTCCGTTTGATCGCGAACATGCTCTTGCAAAGACCTCACCGCCATGGTCTTGCGCTTGGAGTCCTCGATGACAAGCGTGAAACGCTCACTTTCGTCGAGATTGCGACTCGCGCCGCCGAGATTAAGATGGCGGCGGAGAGCGGAGAGACGCTTGGCTGGATCGTCAACCAAAAGATCCGTTTTCAGAACGGCGGCGTCGCCGTCGGCGGCGACCGCCCAATTCACCAACCGATCAGGCGTGACGATGGTCCCGATGGGATGGTCCTTGAGGAACGCCAACGAAGCATCCTCATATTTTGAAAGTGCGACTGCCATGTCTTTCTCCTATTGCATGGCGCTTCAGGTTAGGCTTGAACATCTTCAGGGTAGCCATGAAAGACCGCCGGATGCAAGGCCCCCCTGTGGAAATCAGTGACGGCCTACGGCAAGCGTTTGAAAAGATGGGCGGGCCAAGCGCGCTCGCGCGGGCCTTGGGCATGACACCGCAGGCAATTTCAGAATGGCGGCGCGTTCCCGCAGATCGTTTAGTGCAGATCGAGGCGGTGACAGGGGTCGACCGGACAGTGTTGCGGCCCGACCTCTATCAACGGAAAGATTAAGGGGCCGAACGCAAGGGGACCGCCCAAGAGAGGCGGGGCCTTCGTTGCCGTTTAGGCAAGCGACTAGGGGCCCGACGTGTCTTGCCATATTGCGCACTAACACCTCTTAACCCCGTTCCCTGTGCGGCATTGCGCCTCACCTTCCCGTGGTCTTCCCGCGGCCCGTGGTGTCCGCTATCCGCCTTGATTTGCTTGGGGTTTTTTCTCCATCCCGACACCCCCGCGAAAGCGGGGACCTCGCTAGATGGGTCGCAATTGGGGATAATACCGCAAAATGCGTTGATTTATCAGTGCCGCCCGCTTATCTGTTGAGCCGACCGGGACGGTTCCCGGCCCCCGGATCTTCCCGGGAACTTCCCAACGAAAAGGACCATGACAGTGCAAACGATCGTCGAACGGGTCACCACGGAACGCCACGTGCTGTGGATTGTCAGCGGGCACTATCTCGCGCCCGACGCCTATGTGGTGGAATTCCGCCCGCTCAATCCCAAAACCGGCGAGCCATGGCAGGCGTCGCACCGCGTCCGACTCGGTGCCGATATCGAGCCGGAAGGCTATGCCGGCCGGGGCCCGCAAGCCTACTCGAGCCTTGAGCTCGCCCGACAGGCGCTCGCCGCCCAAGTCGCCAAGCTCGCCCGCTAATTCACAAAAGGAACTTTTCCCATGCGCGCCCCGCGAATTGAATTTGATCAGGCAATTGTCGCCGCCCTCACCACGGCCAAGGCCGACGAGTGGATCTACGGCCAACACGACCTCGCCATTCGGCTTAGGAAGGGCGAGGACGGCGTCGTTTCCAAAATCTGGTATGTGCGCCCGCTCGTCGGCGATAAGCGCGTGCCCGTGCGCCTCGGCCCGGTTGCGGGCCTTCCTGTGGCCGATGCAGAGTTGGAATCCTATGCCGTGCGCAAGGCCATCCGCGAGGGCAAGGATCCGCTCGCCGAGCGCAAGCCGGCCGAGGCCCCGAAGGCGGTCAAGCGGCGCACATGGGCGCAGGCGGCCGAGGAGTTCATTGCACGGCGCTCCGAGGACGTTCGCCCCAACACCGCGCGGGGATATCCGCGCTATTTACAGGGCTCGTACTTTGCCCCCCTGCACGGCGTCGACCTGCGCCGGATCTCGGTTGGCGATATTGCCGAACGGCTCGACCTGATTTGTGACGTCGGCGTGGCACACGCGCGCGAGAACAAGGCCGGCAACACGGTCACCACGGCGGCGAAACCCTCCCGCAGCGCGGCGCATCAAGCGCGTGAGGCGGCGTGCATGCTGTTCGATTTCGCCCGCTCGCGCGAATGGGTCGAGGCCAACCCCGCCAGCGTGACCGAGGATCCGTTGGGCAGAAAGGACCGCAAGCCGCGCGAGCGGGCCTTGTCCCACGCCGAGCTCAAATTCGTATGGCAGGCCGCCGAGGTGCTTGGCGATTACGGCCGGATTGTTCGGCTCGCTATCCTCTTGGGCAACCGCCGCGAAGAAATCGGCGGCATGGAATGGGCGGAGATTGCCGACGGCGTTTGGAACCTGCCCGCGGAGCGTACCAAAACCGGCAACGCCCGCCAGATCCCGCTCCCGCCGGCCGCGCTCGAAATCATCGGCGAACGTCCGCAGGGCCGCCGGTTCGTGTTTGGGGCCGAGGATCTTGGATTCTCGAATTGGAGCAAGGCCAAGGCCAAGCTCGACGAGGCGGTGTTCGGCAAGGTGGCGGAATTCCGCCTGCACGACCTGCGCCGCACCATGCGCAGCGGCCTTGACGACCTCGACGTCGACTTTCGGGTCGCCGAACAGATGATCGGCCACGAGCCCCACACCGTCGTGCAGAAAACCTATCTGCCCGGACAAAAGCTTGCCGCACAACGGCGGGGATTCGAGCTATGGGCGGAGTTCGTCACCGGCCTCGTGAGCGGCAAGCTCGCCGCGCCGGCGTTCGGCAAAGCGGCCTAAGCCCTGCGGCGGATCCCCGGCTGTGGACACCGGGGATCCGCTCTTGCCCTTTCCTTGGGTCACGTACACGTTAAATGCGTGATTCTGGCGGAAGGATGCGGATTGACCATGAAGGAACCCAAACGCGACATGGAATATGAACGTTGGCTCGATGAAATCGTGAACCTCTCGGAGGCCGCCGCGCTGCGCAAGATCGCGGTCGAAACCCTGCGCTCGGAAATCAAGGCCGGCCGCCTGCGCGTCATCGAGCTTTCGAAACGCCGGCGCGGCATGACACGGCGCGAAGCATTGCGCGGGGCACGGCCATGAAGCGCAAACGAAAGGCATGATGATGGATGCCCGTTGGTACTGGCGCGACGACCTCGACGGGTTCGACCTCGACGTCGTGGGCTTCGATTGTGCCGACGAGCTTCGCGATGAATGGAACGAAGCCCCCGATAAATTCAAATGGCATTGCCCGTTCAAACCGGGATGCGGCGCAAGGCTGGCGCGCGAGTGCCCTTTGATGAAGCGCCGCAAGCTAATCCTTATGGCACCGGACGCAAAGCAATGAAAATCACCCCGGTCGGTCGTCTCATTCTGCGCGTCGAGGGCGGATGGTGGGTCGCGTCCTATGCCATGTCGAACACGACCGAGGGCGCAGTCGAGATCGCCCGCATCCGCCTCGGCGTGATGCAGGACGAGGGCCGCCGGCGCGCCTTCATGGATCTGTGCAAGAGTGTGATTGCTGATTTTCTGAAAGCTAAAACCGGGGCGGATCCGGAATGGAGCGACGAACAAGCGGCACCCGAACACGAGCGGAGCGGGCGAGCCTAATGGCGGAGGCGGCCAAAATCGCCGAGGCCGAAGTCGCCCGCCTGCGCCGGATCGAGGAATATGCAAAGCTCGCGGTCGAGGCGCATGAGCGCAATCGCCGGCACACAACCGACTTGTATGCGCGAACCATGGTGCGCTTGCTCGACAATCTCGCGCGCGCGATCGAGGCGGAGTGATGAAACGCCGCCTGCGCACCATCCTCGACGGCGAGACACCCGACGACGTCCCGCATTGGATCGTGGAAATGCATAACGAATTCGACGAGCGGGATCTGACACCGTTGCAGGCCGTCAAGCTCGCCGCCAAGGAAATAAACTGCGGCCATTGCTGGATCGTCACGCATGTCCGCAGCGGGCTTAGATGGAGCGTCGACCTCGGCCGGCAAGAGGTCGTCGAATTGGCATCGGGGACGGAATGACCCAACCCCGCGCGCCGTTCAAATGCTACGTGCTCGACGACGAGCATCACGTGGTCGAGGCCGACGTCGTCACGTGGGGACGATGGCGGATGCGAAACGAGCATGTCGTCGCCTATACGGGCATCACGAGCGAGTCCTATGTCTCGACGGTTTTCATCGGGATCGATCATCGCATGCACGGCAAGGGCCCGCCGATCCTGTTCGAGACGATGATATTCGGCGGCCCGCTCCATGAATATTGCTGGCGCTATGCCTCATGGGATGACGCGCAGGCCGGGCACAAGGCCGCCGTGCGCAAGGCCCACGAGGCGGTCGGGCACAGGGTGAACATGACGGAGAACAATGGAACATGACAAAGCGCAAATCCGACAAGCGCAAATGGATGGATATCGACACGGCCGTCGCCTACCTCATGAAAGGCGGATATACTCGGCAACAAGCGATGGATCTCCTCGCCGCCAAAGTCGAGGGCGGAGAAGTCGAGGCACGGAAAATTTCGGTCCCGCTAGAGGAACGCCTCGCCACGCAACAGCAAATCGACAACGAACCCGACAAGGTCGGCCTCGGCCTCGGCGAATTCATCACACGGTTCGGCCTCGACCCGGATGACGTGCGCGCCGAACTCGCCGCCGGTCGCCTGTGCGCATACAGCAATTCAAGCGTCGCATTTTCCAGCATAGTCGGCGAGGACGTCCCTGCCGATCATTTTTTCGTCTCGAAACAGGCTATCGAGGATTGGGTCAAGCATCCGCAAACGCCCGCGCACATGATCATGCAAGCCTGCGAGGCAATCGACAAAAAACCGAATGCCCCTCCGCGCGCGCTCGTGATCCGTCGCGGCGGTGGGGTCAAGCAATGAGCGCAGATCGGTTCTATCGCGAAAAAGCCGACCATGACGGGCTCGAACGGTTGCGTGCCGAACTCCGGCAACAGCGCGAATATGCGGCGCATGACGCCTCGCTGATCGCCGACCTATTGCATATACGCACCGAAGCCGCCGCCTTCCTCGACGGGCTGGCGAAGCGCCTAGATAATCCACTCGCCAAAAGCCTGCCACAAGCCGCCGCCGACTGCCGCGCGATGGCAGCGAAGCTCCGCGCCCTGGAGGGGAAGTAGCATGAGCGATATCACCGAACGCGCAATGGACACCATCGACAAGCTCGTCGCCGAGATCAAGCGGCTGCGGGCGCAGATGACAATTATCGCGGATTTCGACAAGTGCAACCTGACAGGGGAATACGAACACGGGTTGCGGGATATTATTCGGTCCATGACGGACTGTGCCCGCCGCGCCCTGGAGGGGAAGTAGCATGAACCTAGCACCGGAATGGCGCAGGCTTTGCGACGAGAACGCAGAACTGCGCGCCGAGATCGAGCGGCTGACTCAAGAACGAGATCAATTCATCGAGCAGATCGCGCTGCGGCAGCCATCGGCGGTCGAGCGGGGTATGCAGGAGATCATGCGCATCAACAACGAATTGAGGGCGGAGCTCGCCCTGGCCAATACGCTCATTCTTGCGGCGCGCGCTTGGATGGCCGGAGAGTTTATACCGCAACAGTCGTGGCATAGGGACGCCGACAAATGGGTGTCCCGCCGTTCCCTGGAGGGGAAGTAGCATGAGCGACGTGCACCGTTCCGAAGCTTTTGAGCCCGCTGAGCATCGCAACCGCGTAAACTTAGCGCCCTGGAGGGAAAACTATGAGACCTAATTCTGAGATGACCAGCGTGGACCATGAGCTTGCACGGCTGCGCGCCGAGAACGAGCGGCTGCGGGCTGACAAGGACGTGCAGCGTTCACAGGAACGCAATGCGTCCTATGAGAAGTCCATTGATGATCTGCATGAGCAGATCGCCGAGGCCGCCGCCTTCCTCGACGGGCTGGCAGACGACCTTGAAGCGTCTAATGATTACCACGGCATAGGGTTTAAGATTATCGCTTCTGATTGCCGCGCGATGGCGGCGAAGCTGCGCGCCCTGGAGGGGAAGGAATGAGCAACACTCCTGCGGTGTGGCGAATGCGCAATCGCCCCCGACGCCCTGCGAGGCCGGGTAGCAGTGGTCCCGGCTGGAGCGCCCTGGAGGGGAAGTAGCATGAGCGACGTGCACCATTCCGACTGTGCGATCTACAACGCACCCGCCCTTCCAGTCGGGCCATGCAATTGCGGACTTGAGGAAAGACTGCGCGCCGAGATCGAGCGGCTGACGGCCTCGCGCTGCGCCCTGTCGATTGAAAACGAGCGGCTGACGGCGGCGCTAAGAGAGATGGTGAACGATACTTGGGAGGATGCGCTTGGAGATAAATGGCTCACCAGTGCAGCTATGACGGCCCGCCGCGCCCTGGAGGGGAAGTAGCATGAGCGATATCGTTAAGCGATTGCGCGAGGGGGCGTGTGGAGGATGGGAGGCCGCCGATGAGATCGAGCGGCTGTGCGCCGAGCGTGCTGGAGATCAGCAGAGACTATTCCACTATGAGGGCAAGCTGCTAGAGGACGGCAAGCGGATCACCGAAGCCGCCGCCTTCCTCGACCGGATGGCGGATCGCGCGGACGACGCCGTGAACTCCGACGACCTCAATGCGATCGCCGCCGACTCCCGTGCGATGGCAGGCAAGTTGCGGGGGGAGCGAGCATAATGGCAGACATAGGCAAACCCATTCGGCGCATCACAGTCGTGCCGTTGACCGAACCAATCCAACCGACACCCGAGCCAACACCGAAAGCGCCGCCGGCGAAAGAGCCCGCGCATGTCCCTACCGGCCCCGAACACGTACCCGCCTGATCTCGTCAATCAACTTCGGATCTTCTCGGTGTTGGCGCAATATCGTTTGGCGATCAATCGGGCTATGGCCGTGCCGATCTCGTTTCAAAATATTCCCCCAATCTGGCGACTGCCGCTCTATTGGGTCGACGACGACGCCGTGCCCGTCCCGAACGAGGGAATCATCGCCGGCGAAATCATCGCGCATCGGTGCTGGCGCGTCGGCGAAGATGGAGAAACGCTCTTTAGCATGGCCGTCGACGCGTGTTGGCGGCCGGGTGAAGTTATGCAAGGCGACGTCGACGCCGCCGGCGTGCACGCGTTCAAGGATTTCGAGCGGATGGCGGACTATGCGACATGGTGGACTGATTCATTCCGGGTAGGAGGCACCGTCAAATTGTGGGGCGACGTGATCGAGCATGAGCACGGCTATCGCGCCCAATTCGCCCGGATCCGAAGCCTCGATTCCATCCATTGTTGCGCGCGCGCGATCATCGCGGGGCAAGATCGCGTTTTCGGTTATTGTGAAACACGCCGCGACAGGATTGATCGCGATGACCTCTTGGCCACGCTCCGCGAGAAATATCGCGTGTGATCATGCTCGCCGCTGTGCTCATTAAATTCGACGACCCGGAATTGCCGCACGAGTGGAATTTTGCGCAGCACTGTCGGATTGTGTGGCTGTTCGAGATCGACGAGAATTACAGCCTCGACGCCGTGCAAACCCAATTCGTCGAGAAAAATCGCGATGTCCTCGGCGAGCACGCGCGCGTGTCGTGCGAGATCGGACGGTTCAAGAGCTATAAAAAATTGCTCGCTTGGGCCGACCGCAAACGCCGCAACGAATTCGGATTGCCCCCGCTCACAGGTTGGTACGGGCCGGCTCGCTTGGCACCTCGCCGTGATTGAAGATCTCTCCGGCAATATCCAACGCGTCGTCGACGGCCTCGCCGACGAAATCGCCGACCGTATCGCCAACGACCTGCCCGCCGATTGCGACAAGGGCAAGATCCGCTCGCACGCCCGACAGGTGCTCTACGATTGGTTCTTGGGCTCGTTCCTGCCCCGCGACCGGCGCTAATCTGCTAACAAAAACAACGGTGCGGCACCTCAAACCGCGAGGTGCCGCAAGGTGCCGCACCCCTTTAATCCGATGACGCGACAACATCCAATCGGTTGAAATTGTGCGATGCATCGTCGCGTTAAAATTGTTGTGGATAACTCTTTCCCGCATAATCCCGCGCAATACCGCTTATTCGCGAAAACGTAGCTATTAGATTCTATGTCTCAATACCTCAAGGTGCCGCAAAGGTGCCGCACGAGTGCCGCGCGCGTCGGACGGTGCGGCACCCTCCGGTTTCCCCCCCTACGGGGTAGGGAAACCGGGAGGGAGGTGCCGCGCTTCGCTGGCGCTCGCGTCCCCTCCGAGGGTGCCGCACTCGCCCGTCCATAGCGCGGCCCCAAGTGGCACCACTTGACGACAGGAAAGATTCAAGAAAAAACTATAAGCATTCCAGACAAACGCCCAAGAATTGCGCGCGCGAGGCACGCTATGGGGATTGACGTCGCACGAGACACACGCGCGCCGTTTCAGATCCATGCTTTCGAATTCGATGGTCAACGCTGGCGGGTATGGTGGTGGGGAAATTCAGGCGCTTGGCACAATCTCAAGGTCGAGGCACCATGGCGAGCATCCCGCAAGCGAAAAAAGTGGTTTCATTTGGGTTGGAACGGTGAACGCCTTGCAAGATCTAAGGAAAGCCGGATTCTCGACGAGCACCATTTCGAGCTTGCCCAACGTCTGATAGACGAACTCCGAACGATAGATTGGACTCACGCATGACCCAACGCCATGAACTCCGCGCGGCACCGTTCATTTTGGATCGGCCGTGGCACGCTATCGACGATGACACCTCGCCGGAGGTCACCGGCCCCGTCGTGCTGCTTTGCTCCGATCACGTCGAGCGCAAAGGCCAGATCCACGGCCGCGAGATCCATCTCGACGAGCGTATGCCGGAAGGCGTGACCGTGAGCCATTGGCGCTTGCCTTGAAGCGGTTGCGGGCGCTTCCTGCCCCTCTCCGGAGGCGATAGCAGGCGAGGAAAGATGCACCGCCTCCCAAGTTGCGGCCGGGCCGCGAGGTGGGCTAAGACACCGGTGTCAGTCGTTGCCTTAGCCGGTGGTGGGGACGTTCGGATTCGGACCGAAGCGATCACGCGGGTTGCAAGGCCCTTGATCGCGCGAACCTGTCGCCCCCCCCAAAAACACGACGCCGCCCTCGGCATTGACCGGGGCGGCGTTTTCTAAGGTACGGCCCCCACCTCGCCCCCGCGATGAACTTCCCCCCACATCTGGCGGATCCCCCTTGCCAAAAGCCCCGCCCGTGGTTTAGACGTCCAATCCACGCTCAACGTCACACGGCGGACATAAGGGGAGCGGAGGCCCATGGCGTTTGCGTTGGCACTGTGCCAACCTAACCGCGAGCTTGCGATCGCGCGGTCGCTCACACGGCACCATTTCCCAAATCATGTTTTCAAGATCCGCAACCGTTGCGTCGTTCGCGGTCGTGTGCTGGATCGCCTTCGGCCCGCTTTTCCTCGCTACGTGTTCTTGGATCCGCGAAATGCGTTCCACGCGCTGCGCACCCGATTCGGGATCTTCGATTTCGTTCGCGGCGACGGCGGTCATATCGCCGAGGTGCCAGACCTCGCCCTAACCTCGCTCCGTAAAATCGCTGACGTCGACGACGTCATTCCAGCCCCCGAACGACAATCCGGCCGATTCAGGTTCGGTGACCGCGTCATCGTCCATTCGAGCGACGATCACCGCATCGTGGGCCAACGCGCGATCTTTCAATACATGGTCGACGAATATCGGGCGCTCGTGAGCCTCGAATGGCTCTCCGCAAGCGTGCCCTGTCAGGTCGACGAACGGCAACTCGTATTCGAGTCACAGGCAATGCGAAATACGCCCGGGCGTAAACGGCGACGCCGCAGGCGACGAGGTCGGCACGAGATCCAATAGTCCTCCCGGACGGCGGGCGGTTGAAGGTAACGGGCCGATATCGTGGGAATGACCCGGCAAAACGCCGTTTGGGTCATGTGTCGGCCTATGCCCCAAAAATGACAATGGGCCCGTGCCACTCAGTACGGGCCCACGGCTCGCGAGAACGAGGGTCGGGGGGCTGGGGGTTCTCGGTTCTAGCGGAGCAACAAACCAATACCACAAGGCGGAACTCGGTTCCATGCCAAAACGAAACCGCGAACCGTGGCACGATTGGTATTCCTCCCGCCGCTGGCAACGGCGCGCCCGCTACCAGCGACGTTTGAACCCCCTGTGCGCCCTATGCCTGAAACGAGGGCGCAAAACGCTCGCAACCGTGACCGATCACGTGGTGCCGCATAAGGGGGATCCGCGAGCGTTCTGGTTCGGTGCCCTGCAAAGCCTGTGCAAGGAATGCCACGACGGCGAGAAAAACGCCCTCGAAATCAGGGGCTTTTCCGATCGGATAGGGGAGGACGGAATGCCCCTAGATCCGAGGCATGTTTTCTACACTGGCGGGAAAATGTAGGGAAATCAGGCCGTTCTCGTGTAGTTTAGAAATGGCGTTGAATAACTACACTCCCCACATGTGCGCACTCTAGTATGCCAGTACCTATGCAAAGGCTAAATTCTTCAATCATATCAATGGCCTTATTGATGCAACCGACCACGAGTCCAAACGTGGGCAGGCATGTAGTTACTATGCGCAGCCCTAGACGCTGAAAAGCACAATAAAATCAATGGGTTGCTGTAGGGAAAATGCAATAAAATCAACGACTTACTAGCCATGCATGGGTTCCCAAACAGTACGGAGTTACCGTATTCGATAGGAAGCCCGTACAGGCCCTCATG